TATGAACGATCCAATACCAAATAATAATAAAAATACATCATATTTTAAATATGAGAATTTTTTTAAATTATACCAAGATGATGATGGATTTTTGTTTTATAATATTTTAAAAAATATAAACATATTACCAGCAAACGAAACATCATTAGAAGATGAATATGTTATTATCCCCAAAGATACTTGGATTAATATTGCATACAAATATTATGATGACATGAATTTATGGTGGTTGATATGTGAGTATAACCAAATAAAAGAACCTCTTAAATTATTAGAACCCGGTACTAAAATAAAATTATTAAAACCCGAATTCGTAACGCCGGTTTTAACAGAACTTAATCGGCAGATTCAAAGATAATACTTTATTGGCATCAAAATATAACCTACAAAATATTTTATTTTTGTCTTTTTTAGATGTTCCGCTAATAGTGTAACAATACATTTTATTTTTATATTTAAAAAATATGCATTTTTTCATCGTATTCAAAAAGAAATCCACTTCAAATTGAATTTCGCTTCTTTTATAAAAGAATTTTTCAATCATATCATTTGATATTTCTTGTAATTCTCCATTGTTTTTTAAATCGTTTATTTTATTTTGAAATATTGTCCATATTCCATTTTCATCAGAAATATCCAAATATAAAATAGGCCATTTTCCTATATATTTGTATTGTTTATCATTCTTTGATATTTTTATAAAATCTTGATTTTTATTTATTTTTTTCATCGAATGTATAAATATTTATATTATGGGACGAAAGAAAAAGGATAATACAGAAGAACCCACAGATTTTTCAAAACTAGATAATAGTGATATAATTGTAGATGCTTCTTATTATAAAGGGAATGAAAATTTATTAAAAAATGATGCGCAAATTAAATGGACTCCGGAACTTATAGAAGAATTTGAAAAATGTACAAAAAATATACTACATTTTTCGGAAAATTATTTTTACATAAACACGATTGATGAGGGTAAACAAAAAATAAAACCTTACAAATACCAAAAAAGATTATTAAGAGCGTTTAGAGACAATCGGTTTAATATTATTCTTTCCAGTAGACAATCGGGAAAAACTACTACAATAACGATTTATGCTTTATGGATCGTGTGTTTTCAAGCTGATAAACGAATAACAATCGTAGCTAACAAAGAATATACCGCAAAAGAAATTTTTTCTAGAATACGAATGGCATTTGAAGAACTTCCAGTATGGATGAAACCAAGTGTAAAATCATGGAGAAAAGATGGATTTCAACTTGGAAATGATTCCGAAATAAAAGTAAGCACATCTTCAACATCCGGTCCCCGTGGCAGCACTTCCAACTTATTGATTATAGATGAAATGGCGCATTGTCCAAATGAAGTTATGAATGAACTATGGAAAAGTGCAATACCCATTATATCATCGTCAAAAAAATCACAAATTGTTGTTATATCAACCCCTAACGGAACTGATAATAAATTTTATGAACTATATAAAGAATCTCAAAAACAAAATAGTTCTTGGCATTTGGAAACCGTTAATTGGGATGATGTTCCTGGTAGAGATGAAGAATGGAAACGCGAAACTTTAAGTTTGTTGAATAATAATTTAGATGATTTCGAACAAGAATATTGCAATGTTTTCCACGAACCCGGTAAAACAACAATTGATCCTGAACTTTTAAAAGTTTTAAAATCACAATGTAAAGACCCTGTATATGTATTAGATGATGGAAATTATAAAATATATACCGAACCGGACCCCAAAGGAATATAGGTTGTGGGTGTTGATGTCGGAGAAGGCATCGGAAGAAGTAATACAGTCGCTCAAATTATAAATATTGCCGATTTAAAAAACATAGAACAAGTTGCTATTTATAGTTGTAATTCAATCAGTCCTTATCATTTTGGTACGCGATTAATGGGTATATTAGAAGATTGGGGTAGACCGCCCGTGTTGGTAGAAACAAACAATAATGGTCAACAAATTTTAGATATATTGAATCATTCTTATAACTATGAATCTATAGTTAGTTATGATTTACAAGGAAGTAAATTTTACAACAAAGAAAATAGACTGGGTATATATAGCCATACTAATACAAAATATAAAGGTGTTACGAATTTTAGATATTGGTCAAATAGTTTAAAGGCAGTTAGATATTATGATATGGATACGTTGTTGGAAATTGAAAATTTTGTAAAGATGCCAAATTTTACATATAGTAAAAGAAAAGATACTGATTTTGATGATCGTGTAATGTCCATGGTATGGGCTTTGTTTATATTAGACTCTTCTATAGCAGAAAAATATTATATAATAGAATCATATGATGATCAAGGATTGCCCATGAAAATTACTCCATATGTCGATAAATCAGATATAATCAAAAAAAGTCCATTATTTTCTGGTAAAAATTCTACGGTAAAAAGAGATGGTAATAAAGTAAATGCAACATTTAGCCATGTCGGATTGTTCGATGTCGAATCCCCAATATCCACCGATGAAGAATCTGAATTTAAAATGTGGCTCTTAAATTGGAATAACAATAAAAAGCCAGCAAAAACAACAAAAGAAGAAGAAACAGTAAATATATCAGAAACATATTACCCTATTATTTTTTAAAATGTATCAAGTCGCATTAAATAGATCAAGAACCGATAAATTCATAATTGTTTTGGATGTACCAAAAGCAATTAGAGAAAAAAACGATAATTTTTTTTCCGAAGAAAATAAAATTGATTCTTTCCAATTTTCAGTTTTCGGTTCACCGGTTCCCGATATAAAAATTCCTGCTATGGAAATACCATACGGGGGCCAAGTTTATAAAGCATCTTCAATATCAAGACCGGCTTATAATGATTTAAATATAAAATTTTTAATTGATAATGGCTATAAAAATTATTGGCTTCTTTGGAAATGGTTAAATTTATTTAATGATTTTAAAAAAGGAGGTACTGAACTTACCGAAGTAATGAATGTACCAATTATAAACGATGAAAAATTAATTTTAAAAAATCCCATGTCGGATTTTACTTCAAAATTTTCTATTTTTGGTATGGATGAATATAACAATAAAATTATATCATTTAATTATACTGATGCGTTTCCAATATCTTTAAGCGAAATAAATTATAACAATCAAGATCCGTCTGAAATAACATGTAATGTATCCTTTGCTTTCAATCAGTTGCATGTTAAATTATTAAAAGATATAAACATAACAGATTGTTAAAATGGAAAACGATATAACAAAACAAGGAAAAGGTCAGATATTCCAAATTGGAATGCAACTTTATTACATAGAAATATGTTTTTTTAATGGAATGCCGAATGATACATTTACTGGATTCCGAGATGAAATTTATATTCCCATGAATATAGTAAATGAATTGGTGATAAAAGAAAGTTTATCTAAATGGTGGACGTCTGGTCATATTGTTTTACAAAATGATTTTCAATTTTTAGAAAAAGGATCAACATTTAAAACCAATACCGGAGAAAAAAAGAGACTTAAAAATATAATTGTAGATAGACCCGATGGAAGAAATAAATTCTGTATCAGATTATATCCGGTTCAATCGAATTCCAGTAATACTACAATAGATACTAATATAAATAGAGATGAATTTGAAATTTGTTATGATTTTGTTGTTTATGATGTTAAAGATATACCGACAAATAATTCCGAAAAAAAATATAAAAAATATTTTTTGTGGGATGAGCGTTTTCAATTATTTGAAGAAAGAAATTTGGAATTATCAACAGCTTTATTTTCTAAAAAATTATTACAAATAGAATCATTCAATAGTGATTTGGAGCGTACATTGCCTCCAAATATAGCTCTTAAAGAAATTATAAAACAAGCATCTTTATATCCTGATGATAGTGAAATAAAAATAGGGTATTCCGATGAAGGTACTATTAAAAAACCGGATTATTTTATAGGTGATATAAGAGATGATGAATGGGATCCCGGACCTACCGACGAATCTTCTAATAATAAAATTTTTTATACATCTCCGTCTAATTCCAATGTAAACGATGATATTGATTATATGCTTCCTTTTTGTCAATCTTCTGATGGTTATCCTGTTATTTTGGAAACTGGAAGAAGAACTGATGATAAAAGATTTAAATTAAAATCTTTAAAATCTTTATTTGATCTAGCGGAATCGAACCAAAAAGAAAGGTTATATTTGTTTGATACGAAAGACGCCGATGTGAATGTTTTGGGTAATTCGATATGGCAACCTAGGGGTGTTGATGGTGTACCAAAAGATTCGTCCCAATTGATAAATTTTACATCTGGTTATGCATCTAAGGTTACTAGTTATTATTTTTGCCCCATGTCAAATGTCGATGATATGAATTTTTCAACAAGACCTTTACATACATTCGACCCATCGACAGGAGAGTTTAATATAGCTTTTTCGCCAAATACAATAGAAGAATTTTTTGAACATACAAAAGAAATGTGTAGCGGTTTGCATAATTCAGAACGCGGACAAGTTTTATTAAAAATGAATAAAATAAAACAAGAATCCGGAATGATTAAAAATTTAAATACTCCGTTATCATTTGGACCAAAAAATATACCATTAATTCAAATGTTAAAAGATTTTGTATTTTTAAACCAAGCTTTGATTTTTGAAACTCAAGGTTTGACTTTTAGAAGACCCGGTATATTTTTTACCCTTGAAAGTGTTCATTCTGGACCAGAACAAAATGATTTTTGGGATAAATTTTTAGGTCAATGGATGATAGTAGAAATCGAACATAAATTTACTCAAGTTGCATATACCAATTTAGTTACAGCTAATAAAGTAAATGCTTTTTCAAAAATTTACGAAGAAAAAGATTCTGAATATACAGCTTAATATTATGGATAAAAATTATTTAAAACAAAAAATACAAGAAAATAAAATAAAACTTTTAAAAAGTTCAAATAAAAAATATCCATCCGCATTTCAAATGGCTAAAAATTTAGGCGGTGATTTTTTAAAAAATATGAAAAGTGTGGCCTCCGGCAATGCTTTAAATGTGTCAACCGATGTTAGAGATTTTAGAAAATCTACCTGTTTGGCTTGTGAATTTTACGATAAACAAAGAGACAGATGTACAAAGTGTGGTTGCAATATAGCAGTCAAATCATATTTAAGAGCGTCAAGCTGTCCTATTGGAAAGTGGTAAATCTTTTTAAATAAAATGTTCCTATTTTTTTAGAAATTTTATTTAATTCTATAACATCTAAAGGGTTGTTTTCGTCTAGAGTAGACCAATTTAATCTATAATTTGCTTCTTTTTTTATTAATTTATTATTTCTTTTTTCGGTTTCATTTGCATCAAATACAAATTCGTGCTTTATAAAAACTAAAAAACCATTTACTTCCTTTTTTAACCAATATAATTCATCTTTTTCATATTCCGCATATCGTATATCGGTTATTATGGGTATAATGTCTTCTTTTCTTTCAAAAAAATCTATAAAATATCTACCTTTTGTTATGTTCCTCATTAATTTTCCATATTCTACTAACAAGGGGCGAATGAGTGTTTTTTGTTGTATGTTTTCCGTAAACGAATCTATATTGGTTTTTTTGTAAATTATTGTTTTTAAATCTTTTTTTATTGTATCTCCAGCCAAAGACACTCTTTCTGCTTTTAAATTTTTAGATTTAAAAAATTTTATAAGACCTTTACATAAAGTATCTTTGCCCGATCTTGCCGCTCCAGCAATTCCAATTATAGGATAATCCATGATCATAATTATTATATGATAGTGAGTATCAAGGTTCAAGTTTATAATGAAAAAATATGATTTTTGAGTAAGTTTTTATATACAATAATATAATATGGCGAATCCTGTTGCACAGCTTTTAACTAGCGGTCCCGATGGTAGACCTGATGTGTCGGGGTCTGCGCCGACTCTTAGTTTACAATCAGAGGCAAATTCGAGTCCGGTAGTTTACCCAAAACCATCCCCAATAGCTACCCCACCTATAACAGCAAACAAAGTAAAAGAAAAAACAAAATTACCAATCGTAAATCAAACAAGATTGGCTACACCCTCACCGCGAGTTGCAAAATCCAGAGAAGAACTAGCGGCTATTAGAACGCAAATTAAACAATTAGAAAAACAAACCGGTTTAAATTTGCTTCCTTATATTTTGGGCGGGGAACTGGCAAGAGTCCGACAAAGATTTTCGGATTTAAATATAAACAAATATTATTTGTTATTGTGTCTTTTGGTTTATGGTTTTGATAATACTATAATGAGGGCGTCAATAGGTCAAAACCATGCGGATTATATAATTGATGATAATTTTATAAATGATTTTCAAAGCATGATTAATGATCCTTTATTAACTGAAATTTTAAAAAAAACACCGGCATATAAAAAAGGAGCATTTGATGATATAGGACAATTGGGTAATGTTGCGGCGGAAGGAGACAGACTTGAAAATAATCCAGTTACCGGACCAACAAGATATACACCTAGTTTGGTTACAAATATGTTGGAAAAAATACATCCCGGTTCAGTTTCGGCTATAGAACGAGTATGTAATACAATTAGAACAAGAGCATATTTAAGCATGCCGCAAAAAGCATTCGGTTCGATTCAAAGAATTGTAAGAATTGTAAATGGTGCTGTTAGAGCTTTCAATAGACTCGTAAACGATTTTTATAAAATGTTATCCAAATATATTAAAAAGGTTTATGCTTGGATAAATGGTATAATTGCTGATATACAAAAAAAGTTAATGCAAATCATAGAACAAATTATACCGTTGGATCTTTTATGTTTAATATTAGACACTATGCAAGTAATATTGGATGATTTAAATTTTTTTACTTCATTATTCAATGTAAGTGGTCCTATTTTAAATTATTTAAATATAGTTCAAACATTTGTAAATACTACTTCTAATTTTATACAAAACCCTTTTACAACATTAAAAGCGTATTTACCGCCACAAGTAACCACCATAATCGATACAATAGAACAAATAGGAACTGACCCCGAAGGATTTATAGCTGATAATTTGGCTAATTATGGTTTATCATGGGTTAATACCGCTTTACAGGGTGATATTGTCGGAGCAATGATTGAAAAATATGGTGCTAATTATATGCCATTAAAATCTCCTTTGGGTGATGTTATGAGCAAGGCACAAGCAATTTGGAATAGGTATAGTGCTGATGGATCATCAATACCAGACTTACAAGATATAATGGATCCAAATTTTTATAATAATGGAGAACAAGATTTATTCGGGACAGATATTGACGGCGGTAATTTATATAGAAATTTAAAAGAAAATTTTATATCTCTTAGTCAAGATATAAGCGCGTTACCCGGAGATATAAAAAGAGATTTAGGTCAATTTGGTTCTGATGTTGAGGGTACGGCTAAAAAGTTTTTTGATACCGTAGCAAAACCATTTAAAAGCAATACCCAAACACAATCAAATTCTGCATAATGAATATTAATGGTTTACATATAGGATTGGTTATAAATAATAATGATCCCGAAAGAAGAGGTAGAGTACAAGTTTTTATTCCTTATTTAACAAATACTTTATATGAAGGATGGAATAAAGAAAATAAAAATATTTCATTCAGAACACTTGATCCTAATATATTTAACGAAGAAATTCATAAAAGACTTATTGATGTTTTGCCTTGGTC